GGCCAAGCAGCTTGCCCTCATCATTGCAGACCAGTGTGACCTCTGAACCGGTGTCACTCAATGTAATGCATTCGATCAGCCCGCCTACAAAGTTCTGCATGGCTTCAAGGGTGTTGTCCAGTTCGATCTCCTTTGGCAGCTCCATTGGCAGGAGCGCAAGGACTTTGATTTTTTGTCCTTCCATTGTGTACCTCCAAATAAAAACAGGACAATCCAAATGGATTGTCCTGTAAAAAGTGAAAGGGAGCATCCGAAGATACTCCCCAGTAGATAATTATTTTTTTCTTACCATGCAACGTTTTTTGAAGAATGCGATGCCATAGCAGAGGATGTCATCATAGTCATCCCGGAAGTCCGCCGCATACATCCGGTCATTGATCTGCTGAATGGCAGTATCACAGGCATCTGGCAGAGCATCCAGAGTTTTGGCATACTTGGCTTCAAAAATTGCCACGCGGCCATTGCGGATATCCTTTACAATGACATCGCTGCGCCCCTCGCCATGCTCTTTGTTAGATTCTACCACATAGCCAGCACCAGTAAAGATGCCTGCAAGGAAAGCGTGGTAAAAATCCTCCCGGTAGTCGTGGTAGCTGATGGTCATACGCAGCAGCTTGGTCATCTCTTTTGTCAGAGCTTCGTTGTTTCCGCTCCAGACTGCATCAAACAACGGGCTGCGGTTCCATGCCTTTGCACTGTCATCAAACCATTTGCTTACAGTGGTTTCAAAAATTTCCCGAATCTCTGCATTTGGAATCATCAGCGCAGAGCAGCCATCCGGCAGCGAATCTGTCAGATCCTTATCCCGCACCTTGGTCAGATAGCCTGTCAGATACAGCACACTCCAAAGATTTTCCTCAGAGGAGTGCAGATAATCGTAGGTCAGGTTTTCTTCAATATGCTGGACAATGGAGCCGCCAGCCATCAGCGTTTCGAGCTTCGTGGTGATATTGTCACCTGCATAGTCGATAAAAGAACGGATAATAGCATTATCGCTGGTGTTTTTCCAATAGCTTTTCGGCTTCTGTGCTACACCATACTGGAAATCTCGCAGATAACTGATTACGTCCCACGGACAATAAATGTCTGCATCGCCAAAATGATAACCGTCGTACCATGCCTTGATTTCAGCAGACTGCGATTCAAGACCAGCATCTTTCAGCATTTGATCTACATCTGTCTGTGTGAAACCAAAGGATTCGCTCAACCGGGGAGAAAGAATCGTGTCCGAAACAAAATTGTTCGTCCCGGTAAAAATGCTTTCTTTAGCAATTTTCAGACAGCCGGTAACAACAGCAAAGTCGAGGGAGATATTGTCTTTGAGCGTGGTGCTCATCATAGCCCGCATCACGTCCAGCATCTGCGAATAATATCCGTTGCTGCTGGCTTTGGCAATGGGAACATCATACTCATCCAGAATGACGACCGCCGACTTTTTGAAATGGATTTCCAGCATCCGGGTCAACAGCAAAAAGCAGCTTTTGGTTTCATCCATGGATGCAGTGCGTCCCAGAATCCGCTTAAAGATGCCTTTGTCATCGTCAGAAATAGCGGGGTCATCCAAAAGAAATCGATAATCCTGAAATGCAAATGCCAGTTTCATGCACAGCATTCCATAGGCGCTTTCAAAGGTCAGACCGTCCGTGTCCTTGAAAGAGAAAAAGACCACAGGACACTGATTCATCCACTTTTTGCAAAGTTCCGTATTTTTGGAGATCGCCAATCCCTCAAACATCTGCTTGCTGTCTTTGCGGATGTCCAGAAAATTTGCGAGAGTGCTCATACCGAGAGATTTTCCGAAACGACGAGGGCGAGTAATCAAGTTGACTTTAGGAATGCCGCCATCCAGAATCTCTGCAATCAGATTGGTCTTATCAATATAATAATATCCTTTGGTACGAATCTCTGAGAAATTTGAGATCCCAACAGGAAACTGCAAATCTGCCATGCAATGCTCCTTTCCGCTCATAGAGATGAGCTTTCAGAACTTACTACTGTAAGTGTACCATGAAATATAGAATCATACAAGAATCAAGTGACATCGAAATAGAGCAGTTTTATTATGCTACGTTCAATCTGGTGGCTTTGTAGCAGTCAGCGCACATTCCCTCATGGGTGGCGGCAAACTCTGCCGCCTGCATGATGGAGCCATCCTTCAGCTTGACCCTCTTGATGGGCTGGTTGCACCGGGCACAGATGCAGGGCACAGGCGGCTGTTCCTGCTTCGGGGCAGCGGGTCTCGGTTTCGGCTGCTTTTGCGGTTCTGCCTCCGGCTGCGGTGCGGCATCTTCCGGCAAATCTTCTCCGGCATAGACATAGAGGCCCAGACCAAACATAGCGAGGTTCTTTACCAAGCACCGCATGATAGCCTTATTCACATCGAACATGGATGCTGCTTCTACGGTGCGCTCTTCCATGCCGATCTTTTCACGGCGGCGGGTCTGCGGATTGTAGTCCCATTTCGGGGTGGTGTAGGTGTAAGGCAAAGCTTTCATGGCTTTGTTTGCGCCATCCAGTACAGGCAGCCACATTTCGTGCGAAACGCCCTCAATCGTGACCGAGGTATACACCATGAAGCCGGTGATGGGGTCATAAACATAGGGGAGGCCGTTGAATTTCTTGACCTCATAGCTGGCAGCAGGGTACAGCTTCTTTACCTCTGCCCAGGCATACGCCCAGCTTACATATTTCAGCTCCGTGTTGCCGGACTTTTTGACTTCCAGATGATCTTTGAAATCGATAGCAAATAATTTTACGAATGGATTTTCCATAAGAATGCCTCCAATTCTGATAAAGAAAAAAGGGCACAACAGCGTCAACTGTTGTGCCCCATGATGTGAAAATTACGGATTGAGCAGAAAATCAATGATGTTTCGATGAATGATTCCGTTTCGGCTTAAATTCACCAAATCACCACTGATAACATACTTAGGATAGTTGTCGTGCAGCCGCTCAAGATTACCGAACTCCCGTTCTTCATCGGCGGGAGTGATCAGGTAAGCAACCTGAATATAGAGCTTTTCATCTCCACGGTAGCAGATAAAATCAATTTCGGTGTCGTCCAGCTTACCGACCTGAACTTCATAGCCACGGCTCCGCATTTCCAGATATACGATGTTCTCATACAGCTTGTTGCTGTCAAGCTTTTCGCTTTTCTTGATAACGTTCCGCAGCCCAAGATCGACTGCATAGTACTTTTCTGTGCTGGACAGGAGCGCTTTTCCTTTGATATCATAGCGGCTTGCATTCAGAAGGATAAAGGCTTCCTTGAAATAATCAACGTAGTTCAGTACGGTAGCAGTGGTTGTCTTGATTCCTTCCGAAACCATGCGTCCACTGATATTACGGGCAGAAAACGGATTGCCGATATTGTCCAGCAGGAATGCAAGGACATTACGTAATGCGGTCTGTTCGCGAATATTGTGGCGCAGCATGATGTCACGGACAATGATAGCCTCGTAAAGATCGTCCAGATAGGTGGTGATTGAATGATCGTCAGGGAGGAAGAAACGCTGCGGAAAACCGCCGTACTTCAAATAGTCTGCGAAGAGCTTTTCATCCGAAGTATAGGTTCCGTTTTCAATGCATTGCTGTTTTGCTTCGGCCAGCGAAAAGGGGAAAACCTGAATCTGGATGTATCGTCCGGAAAGATAGGTTGCCAGTTCGCCGGAAAGCAGCTTGGAATTGGAGCCGGTCAGGTAAATATCACAAGCGAAATCGACACGAAGAGAATTGATTGCAATCTGCCAGCGCTCCACCTCCTGAATCTCATCCAGAAGAATATAGATTTTGCCGGTACAGCCTTCCGCTTTTTCTGCGATGTAGTCGTAAAGCGTTTCTGCAGTACGGGTGTTGCGGAAGCGCATGGACTCAAAATTGGCCTGAATAATGTTCTGTGCGGGAATATTGCGCTGGAGGAGCACGTCCTTGATCTGACCGAGAAGGACTGTTTTTCCACAGCGCCGGATTCCAACCAGAACTTTGATCAGATCCTGATCGATAAAAGGAATGATCTTATCCAAATAACTTTTGCGCAGAACCATCGTGCATCACCTCATATTCTTATCTTAGCATACAATTATTGTTGTGTAAACAGTATTGTGCTTTTCTATTAAATAAAAATAGCTGAATCACGAATTTTGTGTGCCTATAGGCGCACAAAAATTATGCCGCATGAACGATGGTGAATCTGCGGCTGCTTACATTTTTGCTGTACTGGTTGAAAATGTCCGGCTGTTCTTTCCGCAGACGTTGGGAATCCACACGCTTGCTTTCGGAGGATACCCACGACACCTTATAGCCCGGTGCTGTGCCATAGGCGGCATCCTGCATTTTCAGCTTGACCTGTTGCTCGATAGCCGTTTTCTCCTGTTCCATCTGCTCGATTTGGTCGGAAAGCTCCTGCCGCTTATCCAGAAGTCCATGCAGAGCACTCAGGTCAGCGGTCTTGTCCCGGTTGTCCACCTCATACATCTGGTTGATCTGCTGGGTGTCACAATCACAACCGTTGGGTGCAGGGGGAATCTGGGGCACAACATGGTTCGTCCAGAAAAGCTCTTCCTTATCAATGAGGTCAGAAAGCACCTGCTTATCCGTCACGATCTTGTGGATCACCAGCTCTCTGCCAAAAATCAAAGCCGCCACATACCAGCAGTCGAAACCGCTGACGGCTAAGTAATGGTCAACCTGCGTCAGATAGTGAGCCGGGATTTTGCCATCTGCCCACTTATCCGCAGAAAACGGCGAGACCGTTTTGCACTCCAATCCAGCCTTCTGACCAACGATCAGGCGGTCGAAGTCTGCCAGAAGCAGCGGATGTTCCTCGCTCTGGTAAATGGCATTTGCACGTCGTACTTTCAGACCGGTGGCCTCGGTGAAGCGCTGCGCCACATAATCCTCCAAATCACGGCCCTGCCGCATAGCCTCGTTGTCGATATTTTCAATGGTATCGCTGATTTTATCGTGGTACACCTGAAATGCCGAGCGGTAGGGATTCAGACCCAGAATAGCCCCAGCATCCGTGCCGGTAATGCCGCATTTACGATAACGGAGCCAATCTTCCTTGGACAAATTCAATGTAGATACAAGCCTTTTCATGCAATGTTCAGCCTCTCTTTCAGCTGTTCTTCTACGATAGAGAAATCATATTCCACCAAGTCTTTGATAATGGTGGAAAACTCATTCACCAAGGTGCGGTCATCATCCAGCCACAGGGTATACAGGAAATCCAGAATGTTCCGCTGCACCCGGAGATGGTTCCAGAAACGCTCGTCCATCTGCTTTTCGGTGTCCAACGTAATCAAGGCACTGACGATAGTGCTTTTCATCGTGATCTCGTATGCCGTGGTGCAAGTCGGCTTTGGAAAATCGGCTTCAAGGCTGTTCAGGAACTCAGAAAATTCCCGGACAGCCCGGTTGCTCACATCGTTCATACGTCCTCCTTTATGCTGCTGCCAGCACCATCTTGTAGGCTTTGTCGATCATGGGATTGCCCTCTGCGGTGCGCAG